TCGAAGCGCGCCGACGAGATCCGGGGACTCGCGAAAGAGGGCTTCATCAACGGGGCCAGCGTGGGCTTCGATCCGATCAAGGGCGAGCCCCTTGATCCCGGCAAGCCCCGCGGCGGCCAACGCTTTACACAATGGGAAATGATCGAGTACTCCCTGTGCTGCATCCCGGTCGACGGCGACTCCTTGATCGTCGGCCGCGCTCTGGCGACGGACGATTGGAAATGCGGCGCATCGCGGGACCTGCCGATCGACGATTCCGAGGCCTGGGACGCCACCGTCGGTGTGCGGTCGGTCTTCACCTGGGCGGGCGGCGCGGATTTCGCACCCACGAAGGTGCGCAAGGCCTTTCTCGCGTACAACGCGGCGCAGCCGATGGATCGGCGGTCCTACGACCTGCCGATCGCCCACCTGGTCGACGGCCGCCTGAAGGTCTCGCGCGCGGCGCTCCGCGCGGCCGCGGCCCGACTGCCGGAGCTCGACATTCCCGAGGACGTCCGAGAGACGGCCCAGACGGTCATCAGTCACTATGAGGAGAAAGCGGGCATGAGCACTCAGAACGACGGCGGCGCTGACCGCAGCCTGAAGGCACGGCACACGCGCTCGCTCGAGCAGGCGCTCCCGCGGACGATCATCACGCGTGGTCTGTCCGATATCGGTCAGCTCGCCTGGCTCATGCAGTCGCTCGGCTATGCGCACGATTGCTCGGAGTACGAGGCGGCGCTCGAGGGCGACAACAGCACCGTCCCGGCGATGCTCGGCGAGTGTCTGAAGAAAGCCGGCGAGGCCCTCATTGCGATGACCCAGGAGGAGGTCACGGAGCTCCTGGCGGACAAGGATCTGGACCTCGAGGTGATCGTGGAGGGTGAGCGGGCCTATGTCTCGGCCGGCGCCACACCGCGGGCGCGTTCCTGGCGGTCGGGCGTCGCTCTGGCGCGCGCCGGCCGGACCCTGTCGGCCGCCAATGCGAAGAAGCTCGAGACGGCGGACGGCCATGCAGACCGCGCGCTGAAACACCACCGCGCTCTGGGCGAACATCACGAGGCCACCGGGAAGCACCTCGAGGAAGCGCAAGCCGCGCAGGGTAAAGCGGCTAAAGCGCACGACGATATGGGCGAGGCCCTGCAGGCGGCGAAGAAGGAGCCCGAGAAGGCTGCGGAGCACGTCGCGCGCGCGCTGAAGTCTCACAAGGCCGCCGGCGGTCACATGGAGGACATGGCCGCTGCCCATGACAACGTCAGCGAACGCCACCAGGACGCCGGCGACGCCCACCAGTCGCTGGGCCGCTCGGTGAAGGCGTGCCAACGCTGCATGCGCGCCGTCGTCGACGGATCCACCGCCGGAGCCGAGGACGGCGACAGCAAGAAGATTCAGACGTCCGATGGAGACGACGAGAGCACCGGATCGGAAGGGAACCGATCCCACGCGGCACGGCTGGAGCGCATGCGGAAGCTCGCGGCGGTGACTCACTGAAGGCATTTCGGCGGCGCGCGGGGATCCGGTCAGCCACCGCGGCGGCGCGAGTTTGTTAGAAGTGCCCTTTTCACGCGCTTGGGCAACGCGCTATTGTGCAGGTGTCGTCCCAGCGGACCACCTTGCGTCCTTGAGGAGCCGGAAAAATGACCATCAAGGTCTCTGACCTGATCAAGAAGCGAGCGACCGCCTTCGACGCCTACAAGGTGTTCGCGGAGAAAGTCACACTCACCCCCGAGGAGCAGACTCAGCACGACACCGCGCTGACGGAGGTCGAAGGTCTGGACAGCCAGATCAAGCGCGCGAAGCGTATGCAGGAACTCTCGGCCGATAGCGCCCAGCCCGTCGCGGACCAGGAGACGCGCATCCAGATCGTCGATAACGATCCCTACTGTGTCGAGGCGGCCGCAGCCTCGCGCGGGCTGACCACGCACAAGGGATTGCGCGCGATCGCTCTGGCGAAGATTTTCGATGCCGCGGGCCGCAATCCGGAGTACGCGCGAACCATTGCAACCCGTTCGTTTGGCGACCGCCACCCGATCACGCTGGCGTTCAATCCACCGCAGGACACGCATACCCGCGCCCTGGTGACCTCGGTCGGTGCGTCCGGCGGCTTCATCGTGCCGCCCGACTACGTGAACGAAATCATTGAGCTCCTGCGCCCCAAGGCGGTGGTCCGCCAAGCCAACCCGCGCATGCTGCCGATGCCTCGCGGCACCATGACCCTGCCGGGTCAGAAGACGGCCGCGACCGCGGCCTACGGCAACGAGACCAAGGCAATCACGAAGTCGGAGCAGACGCTCAACAGCATTGTGGCGAGCTACAAGAAGCTCACTGCCCTGGTTCCGGTGTCCAACGACATGATGCGGTACGCAGATCCCGCTGCGGACGCCTTCGTTCGCGACGACCTCGTCAAAGTCGTGGCGCTGCGCGAGGACAAGGGTTTCATCATGGACGATGGGACGGCGGACGGCGTCCGCGGCTTCCTGTCCTTCGCGAATAGCTGGGTCGCAGTCGGTGGCGGCACGGTCGGTGTGTGGAGCACCAGCGCGAACTCCACGCTGGCGGTGAACGGCGCGGATCCGGCGAACTCCACCGGCGGTAACTTCATCACGTCGACGGCGGTCTTCACGCTCGTGACGGTGGCGCAGGAATTGGGCGGTGCGCAGAATCGCCTCGATCAGGCGAACGTGCCCGAGGACAAGCGGCGCTGGTTCATGAACCCCCGCAGCTTCAACTATCTGAACAACGTGCAGAACAGCCTGGGTGTGTACGTCTACCGTGACGAGCTCAGCCGCGGCACGCTGCTCGGGTACCCGTTCTCGAAGACCACCCAGATCCCGACCAACTTCTGGGATGCGTCGGGCACGAACAAGGACCTCTCCTTCGTCTTCCTGGTCGAGATGACCGAGGCGCTGCTGCTCGACAGCATGACCCTCGAGCTCGCGGTGTCCCGGGACGGTTCCTACGTGGACTCGGGCGGGGCGACGGTGTCGGCGTTCCAGAGCGATCAGACGATCATCCGGGCGATCGCGGAGCACGACTTCCAGATGCGGCACGATGCCGCCATCGCTGTCATCCAGGGCGTGCGCTGGGCCCCGGCGATCAGCTAAACCCGATTCGGGCCGGCAGTGATGCCGGCCCCTCCTTTAGACGAATAGCTCAATAGGAGCGCTCCCCATGTCTGGCGACATCACCACTCAACGAAACATTGCCTCCCTGGGCGACCTGAAGCGCCTGGCGGATCACGCGACCTCGACGGCTGCGGGCACGGGCGACGCGACCAGCGTCACCGGCCTTACCATCGATCGTCAGGGCTTCGGCAACGGCTCCATGCCGGCGTCGGCCCTGGTCGGCGTCCACTACGAGACCACCCTGGCGAGCGGCGCCACGCTGTCGATCGGCTATGCCGTGCAGGACTCGGCCGACAACAGCACCTGGGCGGACTATCAGACCGCGACCTACGCGCTGGCGGCGACCGGCCCATCAGGGGGCGGCGCAGTGAAGGGTTCGTTCAATGTGGCCGTGAATCTGGGCTCCGCCCGGCGTTACGTGCGCTTGAACTACAATCCGGATCTGAGCGCCACCGGCACCGACACGTCGTATTCCGACGCCGTTGGATTCTTCGCAGGCTTTGACCGGCTCGCCGCGCCGAATACTTGATGAGCGGAGTTAATGGACTGCCTGCGTCCGGCAACGCGGGCAGACCCGAAACTCCTGCCGGGAACCCTCCTCCCGTCCGATACGAGCGCTCGCTCTATCCCGGATGCCCTCTCTGCGATTCGACGGACCTCGCGCCGCTGCGCACCGCAGACTGCTCGCAGCATCCTTTGTACGATTCGCGACTGCCCGCGGCGATGCGGTGGGTGGAGTGCGGCACCTGCGGGCACATCTTGACCGATGGCTACTTCGGCGAGGCCGCCTCCGAGGTGCTGCTCTCCCGGATCAACCAGGGTCAGCGTCTCGGCGATCAGATCGAGGCGCTGCGGACCGTCTCGGCGCGCATGGTCGCGCGCGTGTGCGAGTACCAATTTGAAGATGATCCGGGCTCCTGGCTGGATATCGGCGCGGGCAGTGGATCGCTGCTGTTCACCGCGCAGGAGTTCGGGTTTTCGGTCGTCGGGACCGATTTGCGGGAAGAGGTGGTCCAGGGCCTGCGGCGGCTCGGGATCGGAGCGCATCGCGCGGATATCGCGATGCTCGACCCCGGTGTGAAATATTCGGTCATCAGCATGGCCGACGTGCTCGAGCATATGCCCTATCCCAAGGCCGCTCTGGAAAAGGCTTACACGCTGCTCTCGGACTGGGGCACGCTGCTGATCTCCTGTCCGGCCTACGACTGTCAGGTGTGGCGCTATCTGGACGCCCGCCAGGCCAATCCCTACTGGGCGGAGCTCGAGCACTATCACAACTTCAGCCGCGAGCGGCTCTATAAGCTGCTGACGGGCTGCGGTTTCTTCCAGTTCTCTTATGGCGTGAGCGAGCGCTACCGCTGCGGGATGGAGATCCTAGCGCGGAAGCACCTATGAGTGGCTGGGATGAGATTCTGTCGGCGGCACCGCCCGAGCGGGTCGTTGTCCACGATGACCAGGCGCAGCGCACGCGCCTCGAGCGCGCCCGAAATCGCTCCGTCTTCATCTGTACCCCCATCGCCCGCCACCCCGTCCGGCAATACACGACGTCAATCAGTAAGACGCTGGTCTTCCTGCAGCAGCTCGGGATCCGAGCCTATATTCAGCGCGTGGTCGGCAGCTCGAACCTACCCCGCGCTCGCAACGACCTGACCGCCGCCTTTCTGGCAGCCGCGGACTACGACGACCTCCTCTTCATCGATGACGACATGGGCTGGGAGCCGAACGACGTTCTGCGCCTCCTGGCGTCGCCCCATGATGTCATTGGCGGGGTGGGCTGTAAGAAGTCCGAGCGCCCTGACACCGACCCAGATCGGTGGTGCATGGCGCCCTTGCCCGGGCCGCTGGTGCAGGACGCCATGGGCGCGATCCAGGTCGCGCACGTTGGGACGGCCTTTCTCAAGATCAGCCGCGACGCGTTTGAGCAACTGATCGCCGCGCATCCCGACTGGAAGCGCCGCGGCTGGAAGAGGATGCCGGAGACGGCGCGGGCGAAGTATTATCGATTTTTCTACTTCCCCGACGATCCCGACGAGATTGGAGAGGACGTCGAGTTCTGCCGGCAGTGGCGCGCCCTGGGCGGCACGGTCTGGATCGACCCCACCATCCGGCTGATTCACGTCGGCGAGAAAGAGTACAGCGGCGACTTCGAGGCGCTGCTCGAGGCTCAAGGAGCGTAATGATGACGGCCAGCGTAACCACCGCCCCACAGCGAATCGTGCGACTCACGCGCGACATGCGTCCCTGGCGCACCGGCGACGACATAGTGGTACCGTTAGAACAGGCGGAGCTCTTGGTGAAGAATGGCGAGGGCGAGGACATCCGGCCCTATCCGCCGGCCGACGTGGCGCCACCGCCAGGAGGCAGCCCGACGAACCTGGTCGGCGTGACCGCGATCAAACCGAAACGGTATCTGACCCGCAAGCGAGGCTGATCCCATGCAAGCCACCCTGGTCAACAATGTGGCGATTGCCGCGGCGGCCGTGCTGGCTGCGGATCCGAACAGCACACTTAAGCTGGTCGACGCGCCAACCTCGCTGTGCATTCAGGCCGCTTTCACGTACGGCGCCGGCGGGACGGCCGTGGATGCCTGGGTGCAGACCAGCATCGACGGCGGGGCCTCCTGGATTGATATCGCGCAGTTTCATTTCACAACGGCGAGTCTGACCCAGGTGGTCAATCTGAACAGCCAGACCGTGATCACGACGCCCTATACGCCGACCGACGGGACGCTGACGGCGAGCACCTGCAAGGACGGCATCCTCGGACCCCAGTACCGTATCAAGCGACAGTCCACCGGCACGTATACCGGCGCGACCAGTCTGAGGATCGACGTCTCC